CCACTCCTTCACCGGCAAACCGCTGAGCGGATCTGTGGCGCCGTCGACCTGTCCGCAGATTGTGATCAAATGCCGATAGCGGCCGGCGTCGGTGCCCATTTCACACTCCCAAGCCGCGTCGATGCGGCCACAGAAGGGCGTGCGCGCCCGAGGGCAGCTGGTGAGCAGCCTCTCCGCTCACGTCCTCGCGATTGCGGAAAAGGTGGCCGGTGATCAGCAGCACGGCCGCGCGGATGGCGTCGTTCACCACAATGGGCTCCTCGCCGGCAGAGCCATCCAACACCGCTGCCGCCAGGTCGTCCGCCGTAGCGTAGACCTGGCGGTTGAGGAAGTCCTCGGCCGCCTGTTCCGCCGCGCCGACGTAGAGCTCGAGCTGCGCGTCGTGGTGCGGCATTGCAGCGACCTGGGCACGGGCCTGCTCGATGGTTACCAGGCGCATATCAGTCGGCCTTCAGCGCAGCTTCCAGCGCTTCGACGACGGTCTTTCGGTCCTTGCCGGCCTTCTCCGCATCGAGCGCGGACTGCAGCACGGCCTTGTCCTTCAGCTCGGCCAGCGACGCGATGACGTCCGTAGCGTTGCCGCCGACCAGCTGCTCGCCCGGTGTCGGCGAGCTCTGGTTGCCGCCGGTGCTGATGTCGGTCGTTTCGCCGTTGGTGCCTGTTTGAGCGCCAAGGGCGACGGTCACGACGTCGATGGTGGGGCCGGCACCACCGGATTCACCGGCAGTGCTGTCGGTCAGGGGAGCGCTATCCAGCCGTTCCACCAGACCCTTTTTCACCAGCTCTTCCGCTTGGCGCTCGCTTCCCACAGTGAAACGGTCCCCCACGCTGCGGTTGCCGTGGTGGTCAAAGCTGGCAATGGCTCGTACTTCGAACATGTCCTGTCTCCAGATAAAGGAAAGGGCGGCCAGGCCGCCCTCTTGGTGCACCGTGACGCCGCCTTACGGGGTGTCGAGGTCGGTCATGGTGCCCTTCACGAACGCTTCCGGGCGGTAGACCGTCAGCGCCAGACGCTCTTCCATCAGGATCTTCACCATGTTCTTGACGAAATCGCGGTCATCCTGGGTGGCCACCATGACGTTCACGTCCTCACGGTCGTGCAGTTCGGCCGCAATGCCGACGCCGAATGCGCCCACCAGGAACTCGCCGCCGGCCATTGCCTGGGTCGGGACCACGTTGCGGCCCCACAGCGCCGGCGTGGTGATGCCACGTGGATTGGCAAACAGGTAAGCGTTGTCGTCGGTCTTCTGCAGCTCGATGGCTGCCCAGTCCAGCGGGCTGATCACGATGCCGTCGGCCCAGGCTTCGGCCAGCTCGACCTGCAGAAGCGCCAGACGCAGTCGGTCGATGCGGGTTTCGTTCTGCACCGTCACGCCCGGGTTGGCGTACGCTCGGGCCTGGGTGTAGAGGCCTTCGATGTTCAGGCCGACGCCGGAGCCCTTCAGCAGCTGGGATTCCTCCTTCAGCTTCAGGCCATAGCGCAGGCGCCCGTCGATGTAGCCGCGCAGGGTCGGGATATCGGCCAGCACCTGACGGGAGGCATGGATCCAGTGAGCAATGGTGGTTACGGCCGCCTGGTCCGCCTCGAACGTCAGGTTCGACTCGGGCTTCAGGCCGGTCGGATTTTCCGCCACCACGTCGGCGTTGTTAGTGTACCCGGTCTCGCGCACGTACTGGATGGCATTGGAACTGGTCGGCACTACGTTCAGCAAGTCGCGGATGGTGAGCCGGCGCAGACCCGGGGCAATGATGCCCTCGCGGCGCTGCGGCACGATCAGGTCGCCGGCGGAAGCGCCATCGCTGGTCACGACTGCCTTCACGTCCATGTTGAACTTGCTGCCGCCGCCGCTGGCAGCGCGCGCCGCCCACGCCTGGAAATCCTCGTTGGAGGTCAACTGCTCGCCCATGGACTGCGGCGCGGCGTAGTGGCCACCGCCCTGCTCCAGCTTGGCCACCAGCTGTTCGGCCGACTGCAGGCGGGCCTGCAGCGCGCCCTGCTCGGTCAGCAGCTTGTCGACGTTGGCGCGCGTCTCGTCGGTGAGTCGCGCGTGCGCCTTGATTTCCTTCTCGGCGGTTTCGGCCTGCGACTTGATCTGATCGCTGATCTTCTCCAGCTCGGCCTTGATGGCTTCCGGAAGAGCCGCAGCCATTACGGGCGCCATAAGCGCACCTTCGGGGCTGGTGAACAGGGTGGTGAGCAGGTGGGTGCCTGCGACCGCGTCTGCGGAAATGACCAGCAGCGCCAGCGTGGTGACAATGGCGGCCAGGATGTATTTGTTCTTCATTGGTTGTACCTCAGCGGTTGGGGATGGAAAACGACTGGAGCGCGGCCAGGTAGTCGGCCTCGGTTGGTGCGACGGCAGGGATCTCCTGGCCGTGATCGGTGGGATCGCCCGCACCGCTGCCAGCGGGATCGCCCGCGCTGGACTTGAGTTCACTGATCAGCTGCATGGCCTCGGACTTCGGCATTCCGGACGCTCGCAGCGCCGACTCGATCCTGCGCACCGCCGAAGCGCTGGTCTTACCCGCGCCGCGCTCGACCTGGTCGGATGGCAGCAGCTCGTCGGCAAAACCGCCGTCGATCGCGTCATTGCCGGCGATCCAGGTCTCAGCGTCCATGAGCTTGGCCATCGCCTTCTGGTCCTGTCCGGTGCGGGCTGCGTAGATGTCGGCCATGGCCCTGTCAAAGGGTTCCAGCGTCTCGGCGTACTCCCGCAGGTCATTGCGATTGCCGGCGGCGACAACCCAAGCGTTGTGGATCATCAGGAAGCCAGCTCGCGCGATCTGGACGGTGTCGCCTGCCATGGCGATCACGGAGGCCGCTGAAGCTGCGAGACCCAGCACCTTCACGGTCACCTCGCCGTCGTGCTCCCGCAGCAGGTTGTAGATCGCCAGGCCCTCGAACATGTCGCCGCCGGGACTGTTGATGTTGACGACGACCGGCCCTTTGCCCAGGCTGCGCAGCGCGCCGGCGACACGCTTGGCGGTGACGCCCTCGCCGGTCCAGTAGTCCTGGCCGATGACGTCGTACACGCTGATTGAACGGTCAGCTTCGTCGTTCGCCGCGGCGCGCACACCCGGGTTCCAGCGATCCAGCGCACGTGGCTGGATCTGGCTGCTGACGCCCGCGCACACCCTGCCCTCCGGCGCTCCCGGCAGCTTCTTGATCGTCATCTGTTCAGTCCTTCTGTGGCTCGTCTTGGAAGCCCAGGAACGCACGAATGGCGGCCCGGGCCTGATTTGCGTCGGACGCCTGCCCGAGGCTGTCCAGCGTGGTCATGGCGCTCTGAACCGTCAAAACTGCGGCGTTGCCGCCCATCGGCTCCCGGTCCTCGAGTTCACGCACTTCATCGCGTGTCAGCACGCCGTTATTGACCATGGCGGTATAAAACGCTGCGCGGCCGGCGCTGTCGGCGCGCAGCAGCCCCTCCACCGAGAACTTCGGATAGAAGCGCGCCCGGTCTGAGGGCGTCATCAGGTCCTTCGCAATCGCCTGCTCGATCCGCTTGAGCCAGGGCGCCAGCGTGAATGTCAGGAACCCGATCATCTGCTGCTCGATGCCGGTGCCCCAACTGCTCGACTTCTCGGTGGTCCCCGCCATCCAAAACGGCACACGGAACCAGCGACAGACTTCCTCTACGCTGAATCCGCGAGATTCCAGTAGCTGCGAGTCGGCAGGGTTGATGCCGATGGTCCCTACATCGGTGCCGCCCTCCAGTAGCGGTGTTTCTCCACGTTCGACAGAGCCCAGGACGTTCTGCCGAAACTCGTCACGCTGATTGGGCTTCAAGAAGGCGGCGATCTTGTAATAAACGGTCTGCAACATGCCGTTGCTGAACGTCCTGGCGGCCGCTCGATCGGCCGCGATAGCGCCCCCGAACACGTGCGCGCCGTAGGCGATAACTGAAACGCCATTCTTTCCGTCGAGGGTGAAGCCGGGAATTTCCCAGATCCGTTCGCGCGGGATGACTCGCTGCCGCCCGTCTTCCTCCGTGTACCGCCACTCCTTCCTACCATCCGAACCCCGGGAAACCGCCAGGCGGTTCGGGTTGAGGAACTGTAGGCCAACGACCCTGCCGCCGATCATCAGTTTTTCCGCGCGCCCCGCTCCCCGCAGCAGCATCGCGGCGACCGTGGCCTCCCAATACACCGACGCTGCCGAGTCCGAATTGGGTTGATCGCGAATCACGAAGTGCAGTGGATGCTGTGGGGCCGGGCGCTTCCCGCTGGCGGAGCGCTCGTACATGCCCAGCGGCAACGTGGCGATCGTCTCGGAGATCAACCGTACGCAAGCCCATACGGCAGAGACCTGCATCGCGGTCTCGGGCGTCACTGACACCCCGGCAGGACCGCGCGCACCGGTCACCGCCGACCAGCCCGCTTCATCGGTGAGCGCAAGAGGGATGCCAAGCCACGCTCGGACAGCGGTCGCGATTCGCCCGGGTTGCTTCAGCGCCACGGCCGTCATGCTTGGCTCCTGATCGGCGCGGAGAGGAATCCGTCCATGTCGCCTTCGTCTTCGCCTGTCGGCATCGACAGGCCGATACCCATCAGCAGCGTGGCCATGTCGTCGATCTTGTCCGGCGAGCGCTTCTTGTCAGGCTTCATGTTCAGGTTCCCGTCCTTCACGGCGATCAGGTTGGAAGCGCACCAGTTCAGGACCGGGTCGTTTCCGTGTTGGATGCTCTTGCTGATATAGGCCCGTTCCAGCTCCTGCATCGCCGGGTGGTAGTTCTTGGTGGTCTGGTTGAATTCGATCAGCGGGTGGCCGTCAGCAAGCAATCGCTGGCTGATCTCCTGCGCATTCCATCGGTCGTACCCGATAGCCAGCGGAGTGAACCGTTCGATGTCCTCCCGGATGCGGCTCTCCACCACGGCGTAGTCTGTGACCTCGCCCTCTGTGACTTCGATCAGCCCCGCCGCCACCCAGCCTGCATAAGGCACTACCCCGCGCTCGGTACGCGCGCGAATGGCTTCCGACGGGACAAAGCGCCGGCCCCACGTGTAATAGACGCCTTCCACCTTCCAGACCAGCCGCCAGGACGTGAGGTCGAGCGTACTTGCCAAGTCCAGCGCGCCCCAGCAAGGGTGTCCTGCGAGCCAGTCAAGGTCGACCTTGCCGCCGCACCGCTGCCACTTCATCAGGTCAACCCAGCCAGTCGCCGACGACGCCGGCCGGTTGAGGCGCTTGATCTTGAACTCGGCCAGCTTGGAGGGCATCTGCCGCGCCTCAACGGCCTCCTTCCGGATCGCCTTGAGCAGGTGCGGATTGGCGTCCATGAGCGGATTGGCCTTCGGCCACGCCGATTCGTCGAACTCGTCGTCCTCGTCGTCCACCGCAAAGAACACCACCAGGAAGTGGTCAGCCGACTCGCCCAGGATGCCCTGAAGGACCTGCTTGGCGAACTGTCGGATTTCCCCCCACGGTCCCGGATTCGTATAGCCCTCCGTTGTGGTGTAGAGCCACAACGGGTTGCTCCGCGCGCCCGCTGCCGAGGTAAGTACGTTCAGCAGATCGGCCGACTTGTGGGCGTGGATCTCATCCAAGCCCACGTGCGATGGGTTAAGGCCATCCTGCGTGCTCGCCTTCGCATTGATGGGCTTGAAGCTCGCCCCAGTCTCCACGCGGCTGATGGCATTGGCCCAGCAAGCCAGCCCGAAGGCCTCCTGCAGGTCCGGCGTTTTTTCCGTCATCCGCTTGGCGACGTTGAAGATAATTCGCGCCTGGCTGCCGGTGGTGGCGGCCGAGATGATCTGGGCCCCCTCTTCCTCTTCACAGCACTGGCAGTACAGCAGGATCGCCGCGGCCAAGGTGGACTTGGCGTTCTTTCGCGCCACCGCGAACAGCGCCGATGTGAACCGGCGGCTTCCGTCCAGGTTGCGGAACCCGAACAGCTGCACCACAAAGAACACGTGCGAGCGGTGCAGTTCGATCTCCGGCCGAGCCCACTTGCCTTCCACGTGCGGCAGCTTCTCGATGAAGTCGCAGGGATCGCAGGCATGCCACTCGTCGAACAGGAACGGCGGCCGCTTTCGGCTGGCGCGCTTGAGGTCGGCCAGGAACCGCTTTCCCGCGAGCCGTATCCACTTTCCGAACTTCTTTCCCTTTTTGTCGGCTACCGCCTCTTCGGCATACGCCGTGGCGATCCCGACGTAATCACGCACGAGTCTTCCGCTTCGCCCCGTTGTTCGCAAAGGCGTTGCCGGCCCTTTCGGTGTCACCGGCAGGCCTCACCTTGCCTTGGGCGACCGGGGTCAGGCCGAAGTCGTTCATCAGGCCGCGTACCTGGGCCACCATCGAGGCAACAGGCGTCTCCCCTGCAGCGTAGAGCTGGACGGTCTTCCCGTGCAGGGCGCACAGCTGGCCGAGGGCCGACAGGCCGGCCTCGGTCAGCAGCTTGTTTGCGTGAAGAATCGGCGCCAGGCGGTCCCATTCCTTGATGGCGTGGGCATTGGGGAGCCAGTCCGGAGCGGGCGGAACCTCTGACACCAACGGGAGATCGGCGACCTCCGCTGGCGCGTCCCGGTCGGGGCGATCCGTCCCGGCAACCACCTTCAGCGATGTGGGTTTGCGGGGGTTTGCCATGACTGTTCCAAGGGCGGGATGGCCGCACGCGAAAAAACGGTTTTTCTCAACTGACGGTGCAAATAAACAGAGGGGCGCACGTATCGGGAACGGATCGGCCTCAACTTTCGACCCGCCCCTCCCCCTTAGTCCCACGACCGGTCCAATCTCGTACGCGCGCGCGCCGATTCCCGAACCCGCCGTCCTCGCGAGCTGTCTTCGCGCTGTGACAGGGCCGACAGAGGCCCTGCAGATTGCTTAGGGCGTTGTTGCTGGTATCGGCGTCGATATGATCGACATGGCTTGCTGCCCGCGTCCTTCCCTCAGCCTGGCAGACAACACAGAGCGGCGACTGGGCGAGCACCGAGGCGCGCAGCTTCAGCCAGTACGTGGAATTCGTTGCGAAGGCTCGCTCGGCCTGGCGGTCTCTCGCCGGGGGCACATGTTGCTTGACCGGCCCGGCATGAGGCCGGTGCCTGGGCGCCCGCGTCGGCATCAGTATGGCTTTCCGTCCAGGTCCAGGCGCCGCGGTTCCTCTCCACCGGCGACGGGGTTGCCAAGTTCCTCCCCCAGCAAGAGTGCTACAGACTGAACAAGCAAACCGATCTGCTCAGTTTGTTGCGCGATCTGGCGACCTTGCTCCGCGATGGCGACGTGCTGAGCCTCAATGGCGGCAAGCAGACGTTCCGAGGAAATCATGGAACTACGGCCCGGTCTGCAACGATCACTGCCTGGCAGGACTTGACGTGGTCATCGGAGTCGCGCCCGACTTGAACAAGAGCTCCCGCAACCTCTGCTCGTAGTTGGGCGTGCGCATCACGTTCGATGGTGCCGGCGACGGCTTGGGACAGGAGGCTGGTAGTGCAGGTGGCGAGGTCGTCGCGCAGCTGGAGGTCGCCAGTACGCAGCTCAGCCACAACGGCATCAGGGATAGCTTCAGCCGCAGCCCGGTCTTCTTCATGCTTCGCTCCGATGTTGGCCATGGTGTCGGCCTGGATATGCTCAGTCACGCGGGCTTGGTTGACCTGATCCGCCAAAACCGCGCTGACGCCGGCCTGCTGCCGGAACTCTGCTCCCTTGGCACGGTCGCCGCGCCAGGACCAACCCGCCCAGAAGGACAAGGCCATCGCTACTGCAGCGAGCAAGGCATAAAGACGGATCATCACGTCACCTCCGGCGGGATGACCGCGCCCACCTGACGCATGGCCGACTCCAACGTCAGCACTCGCAACCTTAGTCGGTGGGCATCTTCCTGTGCGGTCATGCGCAGCTTGATTTCCTCGGCCAGCTGCAGAGTAGTCGCCGCTTGGGATTCTTCCAACGACTTCACGCGCTGCACCAAGCCGTTCAACAGGTCGACATTGGCGTCCGTCTCGGTCCGCTCCTTGCGGCGGGAGAGCAGCGCGCCCCACGTTTCCCTTGCCACCCAGAATGCCGCGAGACCTCCGGCCATCCACCACGGGACCGTTTCCTCGGTCATGACACGACCCCGCCGCCAGCCCTGAGGTAGGCGGCCAGCAGATCATCGAGCTTGTGCTCGTGCTGCCCGTAGCCCGCGCCTGGCAGGCTGGCCCAGATATTGCGGACGAATCTGATGGCCTTAACAACCTGACCAGACTTGACCAGCTCTAGCGCTCGTCGCTCCCTGATCTGTTGAATTGCGATCAGGTCCTGACTGAGGGGGGAGAAATCCTTCAGCCCAAGCAGTCGGCGATATGCGTCGTAGTATCGCGACAGCAGCTGGTAGCGACCGGCCGCCGTCGACTTGATCCCCAGTCTGGGCAGCGATACTAGTTCACGGGGGTGGTCTGCGTAGCCGGTGAACAGCTTGCCCCCCACGATCACGTCGTAGCCGTGATCCTTGGTGGGCTGTTCCCCGCTGTCGGTGCCCTCGGACCAGGCCAGCATGTCCAGGAACGCCACGACGTTCACGCCGCCTGCTTGTTGGGGAGTGATGCGCGCCATGGGCTTTCTCTGTAAGGGCGCCCACCCACTGCCGGCTGGGCGCAGGGGTGGAGCGGGTCTGGGAAGCGGGCAAAGAAAAAGCCCCTGGCGGGAACCAGAGGCTTCTATGTCATCGTGACTAAAAATATATATTTAAGGTGCACACCTGTCAACGCTTGACGGCCTGCATCATAATCGCGACACCTGATAGGGGGGCCAAGGACGATGACAGATCTAAGCGATGACACCCCGGAGGATGGCGACAAGCCAGTCGCACCGGTTGCGCCATCCAGACCAGGTCCGGATGCGCCAGAAGAGACGGGAAGTCCGACACTGCCGCCAGCGAAAGCGAGACGGGCATGGTCTAGGGTGCGTAGAGACTTGAGTGCCGACGATCTCGCGAACCCGGGAGTGCAAAAGTTGCTCGTTGACGAGGTCGAAACACTTCACGAGCAAAAGGAACTCCTTGAGGGCTTTCGAGAGGACCTGCACCGGGAGCAGCTGAAGAACTCCGAGCTAAGCGGACGGCTGAAGTCCAACGTTCGCGAAGAGATAATGTCGTCTATTGGGCTGACCATCGGATCTGCAATGCTTGGGTTCGCCCCAACCGTTTGGAAGGATCAACCCCTTTTGGCAGGAATGCTCACGGCGTTTGCCGTAGTACTCCTCGCTGGAAGTATCACCGCAAAGGCAATGAAATGAATCCCTTAGCAATCACATCAATCGCTGACGGCGGGAACTTCAAGAAGGAACGTGTCGTGATGAAGGCACGTGAGGATCTCGATATTGGAATGCACATTTTGCTCTGTGCGCCACAACTTGAAAACGGAGTTCTGCCAGGCCGCAGAACTTGTTATTGGTTCCCCGACACCAAGGTCAAGCGAGGTGACTTTGTCGTCCTATACACGAAACCTGGGACAATGAAGTCCAAGCCGATGGAGGACGAGGGCCCAACGGCCCATTTCTTCTACTGGAGTATGGATCAAGCTCTTTGGGGATCTGATAACACGGCCGTCCTTGTCGAAGCTTCACGTTGGTCGTCACGAGACGTGAATACCGGGAAAAAGTGAGATCAAGGGAGAGCTACGCCGCCCTTGCGTAGCCCTCCATATGCCCCCGTACGCGCTGAAACCCTAACTCAACTAGATTGAGGTATTGGCGGTTCGAGACAGGTCGCTGGCCGCACTTCGTCATCAGCAGGACTGCCGTTTCGAAGCGCTCTACCTTTCGACGACCCAACCCACAGTGGTATGCGCGCAATGCGCAGGCCATGGTCACATTGTCACGGGCGATGCTGGCCACGATGTCTTCGACCAACTGGGCGCGGTAGTCGGTCTCCAACGTCTTATAGCCCTGCGCTCTGCTAGGCATGTCGCCTTTCTGCTCGATGAGCACCTGCAGTACGTTCTTCGCTTGGTGGCCCAAGTGGTCGCAGTCTCGGTGGAGGGCGTACTCCCTCCCCCAATGTTCCAGCTCAGCGCGGACGTACGCCCCAAACGTATCAACCTGCATTGCCTTGCTCCTCGTCATGTTGGCGGGCCGCCGACGCTGGGCAACCCGTGATCCGCACCACCACCTGACCGCCCGGGCGTCGTTCGTTGCTGACGAACGGGTGGCTAATGAAGCGCTTGTCGTCTATGCCCAGCACCTGCGCAATCCCATCCCGGTACGCCTTGAATCGGAGCAGCAGGTTGTCGTCGTCGGGGAGCACCTTGCGCGGCGCTTGGTAGAAGTTGATCCACAGGTGCAGCCGGCCCTCCGGCAGCCAGGCGTCGCGCCAGCCAGCCTCGAAGGCCAAGACCACGGCAGTCTGCCGGGCTGCCTTCGTAGCTTTGGACCGATCGCGCCAATGCACCCGCGCGTTCGGCGACAGGTCCTTGCTCGGCCAGGGCAGCACAAGCTCCAGCGCGCGCTCAGCCACGATTGACCCTCGGGCGGGCCGGGCAGGCCTCGACCAGCTTCCACGCGCGTTCCGATATCCGGCGCGAGAGAGGCTTGGACTGCGCGCGTCCTCCAACGAATTCCACCGCCGTGATGGCATCGCGCAACAGAGGCCTGAGGATGTCCTCCGGCACCAGCACGTACCCCTCGGGCGGCGTGAGGGCAGCGATGATGGCGCGCAGTGATGGGCTCTCGGAAAGCTGGTGCTCGCCCGTGACCTGTCGCCCGATCTCATCCCAGCCGTCCGCAGCCCACTCCGCCGCCAGCAGCTCCCGCGCCCTCTTCTCGATGTCGTTCATGCCGCCTGCTCCCAGGTGGCCACCAGCCGGTGTACCCGGCCGCCGCGGGCCAGGAACTGCTCCACCGTCTCGCCCTCCACCTCCTTCGGAGCCTTGGCTGGCGCGGGCGTGTTTGCCGCCTGCTGAGCCACCCGGGCAGCGCGCGTCCGCACCGCGGTTACGGTGGACTGCCTCAAGGCATTCCGGCGCCCTTTGCGCCTGGCCAGCTCAGCGTCGCTGGCCTTGGGAGCCCGCTTCGCTTTGCCGGTGCTCTGGTAGGTGGCGTCGGTGCCCAGGCCCTTTTTCGCCAGGAAGCCACAGCGGACCAGTGCCGGCAGCGTGTTGCGGACGTTCTTCCGCTCTTCCGCCATCCCGACCGCCGCCACGCCCATTCGCTCGTAAAGGCTCTGCGTGGTCATCGCTTCATCCGGCACAGCCTCGAAGACCGCACGGATGCTCTTGGCTCGCTCGCCATACTCTCTGTTCACGCTGCTGCCCTCAGTTCATTGACCAACGTCTGCTGTGCGATCAGCTCGTCGTCGGTGCCGTACGTTTCGTGGAAGACCCGGGAGCCATCCATCAGGCTCGGGCCGTAAATCTCGCGCATCGTCGCGAAGGTGTTTCCGCCAATCGGGTGGCGCCTGTGGTGCCAAGTGCACAGGGCGAACCCGTAGGCGTGCCCACGGCGGACGTTCCCGCTCTTGGCGTGGTTGTAGTCGCAGCCGTAGACCACCAGACCCGGCTCCAGCAGCTGC